TCCCGTATACCGTTTCGGAATGTAGGTAGAATCTGACTCGGCCAGCTCGAAAGAGCCGTCCGTTGCAGCCACACCTCTTCCTTACAGTATGCGGCGTAGATGTTTTCGATCACAGTGGACTCCGTTGGTGAGACGCCTGAAAAGGCCACAGTGGAATCCATTTGCGCTCTAGTGAACTGAGTTTTTGATCCTCCCAAAAAGGTGGCACCATCCCAAGCTGACAAAGCTTCGAGATAGCTTCCTATCGGAAGGAACCAGTCCACGACGAACGAAAATGGGATTAACTCCCATACGAGGTTTATGGGGTTTGTAAAGCCGGTTTGTGCGAAGAGAGCTAATAAGGGGTTATCCATCCTGAATCGGACCTGAAATTTCACCTTAGTCCTGTAAGACATGTAAGTCTTGCCAGGAGGGTGATCAGGACCGACTAAGGGTAAGTTGGCCACCGTTCGCTCTTGCGCACTCGCCGAACCGCGTACCCGCACGACATGATCTTGGGCACCTAATTGGTTACCCATGATCTTTAAGAATCCTTCGATGTCAGATAGCAACGGTTTCCAGCCATACTGAAGCTGCAGCCAGTTATTGGCGAGCGACTTCTTTACGGACGGGTTACCGCGTGCTCCCTGCCACTTTGGGGATACTTGTCTCGCTCCAAGTGCAGCAATTGCTCCGGGAATATTCCCCCGCTTCAATTGTTGCAATGACTTCACCATCATGGTAGCATTACCCACGATGAGCGAAGACAATTGGCTCACCTGCGCGATGTTCTGCAACAGGTTTGCTTGAATACCCGTTTGGGCATTCGAGATGAGCTTACGAAGAGCATTAAATTCGGCATTGGGCAAATGCCCTCTGTCGAATGCGGGAATGGCGTACACAGCCGTGAACGGGTCAATCTTCAACGTAAAATTACCAGACGCTGGTTGCGTCGAGTAAAACGTCGAACGGTTTTGACCTGTTATAACGACACGAACCGTGTGGTTATTTTCCACATAGTTCGTCTTTGACTTCTTACCCCATCCGGGAGTCCTACTGCCGGTCCACTCACGATAATACCATGTGCGTGGCTCGACAGTCGGGAAGTAGTGATAACTTCCGTTGAAGAACTCAAGCGTCCGTAAATACGGCCGCGTGATTGCTTCAGGACTTGGACGGACGTCAGAAGGTCGTTGCCAAGGCTTAGCACGTCTGTGGGTACTTTTAGAGTAACCCACACGCCATCTGCGTGATTTCTTCATCGCAGACGAGGACAGTACCGCACTACCCACCACCCTCAGAACAACCTTCCCGTTATTGTTTCGGGGAAAGCTGGAAAGAGCGAGGGGAAATGCGGCCTGATAGGGAAAACCTCCCCGGTACTTCGTCACAAGAAGCTTCGCACGGACGCGCTCTCGAGGTCTAGCATAGAACTCCGCCACCTGATCGAATCGCTCAATCGTTTGTCGACTGAGTGACCCGGAGGTGAATGAGGGTTTGCCAGACACCGTGATCACGACTTCGTACTTATCTTCAACGGCGAAGGGGATGGTTCGCACTACCTGGCCCAACGCGAAGGCCTTATCCATAGGATTTGCGTTAAGATGTGGACTCAACTCTGCCATGGGAGTAATCCTATGACGGAGAGACCAATCTCAACCACGTTGAGACCTATCTGCAGTAGCAACACTGTGATCCCACCTAGGAGGACCCCACGCACTACGGCAAGTAAGGCTGAAAATTTATCTTCAACTTCACTTTCGTAGCGCATGTGCCTCCCGGTGGAAACAGAGTTGACTTACAGATAGGGTTCGTAGGGTTAACCTACGAGCTGAGCTTACCTTTTATAATGTCCCGAGCTCTATGATCGAGCGTATACGGCAGTTCTCCCCACAACTGCTTAAACAGCAGAGGTTGGAAGGGCAGACCGCATTGATCAATCATATAGCGAAGGACGAGGAGTTGCTCAATTACGTCGTCCCAACTATCCGTTTCGCCGGCAGGGTAGCAAACATGCTCCCTTTCGGTGAATTTGCGGATAGCGAGGCGTGAGGCCCTTAACCGCTCAAACATTGCATCAACGTTATAAGCGGTAAACCGGAGAGGCTTCAGCTTGTGATCACAGCCATCGACTGAGTCGAAGGTCACAATCACAACTGGAAGCTCCATACTATTTGTTGCCAGAGTCACTGTTAAAGTGGTCGGGTACATTTAGTCTACCTCATTAAGTAATTGAGTTCCCCGATTATTCGAGGTTTGCTCATAGAGGCTGCTCTTCATTGGTAGGCTATAGGGAAGCCGGGCTCCTATTACTAGGAGCCCGGTTCCCACGGTCCAAAAGGACCGTCGTCAAACGACTTTACTCGATCAGGCCCACGAACGTAATTGCCCAGAGAACAACCTGGACAAGAACATCGAGGACCTTCTCGATCAGGTCGAGCGGCATATAGCCTCCCTTTGGAGAG